GTATAAGGACTGTTTGCATCTGTAATAGTTGCATAACCTTTTTCAATAATAGAAACAACTGTTTCACTTCCATTAGATTTACATAAAACAGTTGCGCCTGGTGGTATAGGTTGTGTGGTTCCCGAAGCAGTTAAAACTCCTACGGTATAATTGGAAGTTCCTCTAACAGTATCATCTTTCATGATCCAAACTCTTTCAGCAGTGACCGGCATTGTGACTGTTCGGTTAGCTGCTAAAGTGCCGTGTAATCTAAGATAAACATTTTTCCCTGTTGAAGTTCCTCCATCCGTTAAAACAAGGGTAGAGCTGCCTGCCGATATATCTACGTCTAATACTCCTGTAGATGTTTGTTCTAAAATTTGTAAATTAGTATTAGTTATCCCGCCCCATTGACCGGCTTTTTCACCAGTTGTGACAAGTTCTAATTGTGCGTTTGTTGAAAAAGATGATGCCATAATATTAACTCGTATCTATTATTGTCCAAGTCATACTCACGCCTGGATCAATTTCACTCCATGTTATCGCTTGTGCTGTTCCTGTAGCCAGGGTTAAAGGCGTTGCATCAGGAGTAACATTAGCGTCAGCGGTTATTGTAACGGTTCCTGACGAAATTACAAGAGCGTTCTTGACAGCAGTGATATCAGCATTAGCGCTGACTGTAACAGTTCCTGTACCTAATACTAATTCATTTTTTACTCCAGCAACAGTAGCGTCTGCTGTTATTGTAACCGTCCCCGTTCCAAGAGTTAATGGATTAGGATTAAGGGTTTCTATAAGAGAATCAGCAGTAATACCTGGACTTCCAATAGTAATCGTTAATTCATTCTTAGGGGCAGTAATAGTTACATCACCGTCATCGGCTACGGTTGAAAAAGGTCGTTCGGCAAATGCTGCAAATCCAAATAACATATATATCCTTATGAAGGAGACAGTGAGGTATGTGGTGGAGTCACTGTCTCCTTCGTAAAGCTATATCATTTCTTAAACTATGTGGAAAGACTAAATTTTTAGAGTCCTCTATAATTACTATTGATTAAAATTCGGTTTTTATGCTTAGAAGGAGAATGGCCCGTATGAGCATAACTTCCTTCAAAAATGACTACTCGGTTGGCTTTAGGAAAAATCTTTTCTTTAATAGTATATTTATTTGATGGAGGAGTTTCATTAAAAATAATGGTGTCTCCATCCGAATCGTTGACATAATAGATAGCGGTATAATATGAATAAGTGACATCTGTTATGTCAATATGAGGAGAATGCTTATAATTATTTTTATTATATAGGGTCATATCTCCTCTCATTTTTAAAATATTACTGGCTCCTATGGTATCTTTAAGCTGATAGCCTAAGGGTATAACTAAAGATGCATCGGTTCCTCTAACCCAGCTAGTATCTCCCATTCGCCAAAACCAATGGCTAAATCCGGTATCTTCATAGTTTCCTTGCTCACTAATAGAGGTCAAATTATTTTGATAATACCATTCAAAAGAAGGACCATTCATTCTTTGCAACAGAGCCTGTTGATAAGAAGGAGTAAGAAAATTATCAATGACTACGCATCCATTGCTTTTTAATATAGTTTTATATTTCATGTCTTTGGACGTTTAAACCAAGCTGGTAATCCGAGATGAGGTCTTCTATCACACATATTAACATTTTTTTTATCGGCTTTATTAAAATGAAGAAAGACTTGGCAATGTTCTGTGCCCGCAAAAGGTTCTCTCCAATGTTCCATAGTCCAACCACTATATATAAGCATGTCTCCCGGTTTCTGTTTTACTCTAATTATAGGAGAATCTTTTGTATCCATAGGTTTTAAAAATAGGTCCCATGGATTTCCCCCTAAAAATAATGTAACAGATATTTCACAGCTAAAACGATCTTTGTGTCTTTCTAAAATATCACCATTCTTATAAATTCTAGCATAAGAATAAGTAGGAATAAGTTTAAGGTTAGTTTCTTTTTCTACAAGAGGATAGATGGCCAACATTATTGTTTCCATAGCTATATCGGCATAATGGGAATAAGTATTGGGAACTTGTTCATCATTCCATACCCCCCATTCCTCAGTAATAGGTGAAATGTATTTAGTGGCAAAAAAAGTTTTTGCTACTTCTCGTTTAAGTCTAAAATAATTATAAACAAATACAGCTATTTTTTTATCTAGCCCTTGTTTATAAATCTGATAATTATTTTTTGTAAACTTATTTTGTTTCTTCATAAATATTTTTCTTTAAAAAATCATACATAGAGGGAGCATCCTTTATGTTTCTTTTCCATTGAACCTGTCTTTCATTTAATTGATTGGTAGCTTGTTGCCACTTTTTTTTCCAAAATACTTTAGCGGGGTCTTTGTTTTCTTTTATTAAAGAAGGTACGTCGGTAGGACTCCAATGCATTCCTGCTGCTATACAATGCATTCCTGCATTAGGAGTTAAAAATCTATAGTCTCGACCTCTTTCATAAACAGCAGCACTAAATCCTGAATAACATTTAGTTTTAAGGTTTAACAAATCCTCAGACCATTCTTTATTAAAATTAGCTTTCCAATAGGGGGTGTCTTGTCGATGAGAAAGGGCATAGTGCATCGCCACAAATTCCATAAAAGTATAATAAGATGTCTTGCATAAAGTTGTAAAATTATCTTTATCCCATTGGGAAACAGGCCCTCGTTGTAAAGCTCTAAGCAATTGATGAATAAACTCATGGACCGAGAATAGTCCATTGCTTTCTAAAGGCTCCACGAAAGCAGCAGAAAGACCAATAGCACACACATTTTTTACCCATAAGCGGCGGTGAAGGCCTACTCTCATTTTAATCTTTTTAAAATCTAATTCCTTCGTTCCTAGATGCCGTTGGAATTCTTTTAATGCATCTTCATCATTTATAAATTTATCTGAATATACATAACCACTTCCTATGCGACTCCATAAAGGAATCGTCCATATCCAGCCATTTTCTACGGCGGTACAGTTGGTATATCCTACTAATTGTTTTTCCTTATTGGTATAAGGAATACGCGTACACCATGCTGTATTATTAGGAAGCATTTTTTCTAAATTAATAAAAGGCTCTTTCAAAGCATGTTCTAAAAGTAATGATTTGAAACCTGTACAATCAATAAACAGATCCGCGCTATGCTGTTTATTTAAAGTTGTAATTCCTTCTGAGTCTTGCTCTATAGTTTTAATTTCTTCTTTGATATGTTGTAATCCTCCAGGGATACAAATATTATCTCTTAACCATAAACCAAATTTAGTGGCATCAAATTGAAAAGCGGTATCTTTATTAAAGTCAAAAGGTATAGTTTTTTTCGTATTAAAAAAACATTTATTCTCATTGACTAATGCCATTTGAGGATAATTAGAAGTAGCATAGTCTGAATAAGGAGTTGAAGGGTATAAGAATTTTTTAAACCACCAATCATTAAGTTCAGCTATATTTCCTTCACGATGAGGAGCTCCAAAAGGGTAATGAAAAGCTTCTCCTTTTTTATAAAAATCAGTAAATTTAATACTGAGTTTATAAGTTGCATCGCAAGCCGCCATAAAATCTTTATCCTTAATATCAATTAAGCTTTGCCATCCTCTAATATGACCTAGGGTACTTTCTCCTACTCCTATAGTTTTAATGTGAGGACTTTCTATTAAACTTATTTTTTTATCAGGAAACCATTTAATAAGAGTGGCTGCTGTCATCCAGCCTGCTGTCCCTCCTCCTACAATTATGATTGAGTTTATCATTTAAAAGGACTTCCTAAGTACCAAATAAGAAGAGAATATCTCATTCCTTCAGTAATGGGTTTAATTTGATGCCAAAAAAAAGAAGGAAAAACAAGAATAGAACCTTTAGGTAAAGACTCTTTGATCGTGGTTACATGTACTTTTGGATTGCGTGCAGGCGGATCGTATTGTCTAAAATCAAATTGCAGTTCTCCTCCTTTATAATCAGCAGGGTCTGAAAGTACTAAAGAGCTTGTTAATTTTCTTATTTTTCCTTTTTTTAAACCTTCTTGATAAGGTTCGTCCCAACTATCACAATGCCATCCATAATGATGATCTTTTTTATAATAAGTAAATTGTGCATCTTCGAAGTCATCCCATTCAAAATTCCAGTTTGCATTTTTATTAGCTAGTCTAACATAGGGAATTATTTCTTTATGGATCCAGGGCTGATTGATCCAAACAACCTGTGAATTTCTTTTTTTATGTAATTCTTTAATTTCTTTATTGGTTAAAGGTTTATCCGCTACATTTCTAGATTGTCCAAATGTCCCTGTAAGCCCTAACATAGAGCGCTGCTTTAAAGCCTGATCAATAATATCATCACATATCTTAAGAGGAACAATTGACTTAAAAAACCAATACTTATTTTTAACATTCATTTATATTCACAATTTATTGTTAAAAAAATATTCATTTGTTTACTGAGATTGCGAGAAATAAAATAACGTTGTGTTGAAGGAAAAATAATAAATTGATTATTTTCCAAGGGAATATGCCAACTACATCCTTTTCGAGTATTATCATCATACTCCATAACAAATTTAGAAGAACCTTTGGCTACATCAACTCCATAAATACAAGTATAATCGGGAGCCGTGTCCACACGAAGAGGATCAATTTGGTTACGCGTAAATGATGATTCCGCTGGATTATAGACGTTTCCCCATCTCAATAGAGGAATCAAAGTTTTTTGATAATCACAATTAAAATGATCTCGAATATAATCTTCTATTTGTTGTAAAGAGAAAGAATAAGGTATTTTAAAATCTTCATAAGAATAATCCATTGAATTTTTACTGAGCCTTTCTTCAAAGGCCATATTCGCTAAAATGTCATTCTTAAGTTTATTTCGATCAATATTAATAATTTTAATAGTGTCTACATAAAGATCAATTTGACTGAGAATCTTCTGATCTATACTTTCCTCTTTCTGATGCATGATCAGTATCCTAACAAACCATGTATAATATGTAAAGACTCTTTATTGACTGAGCAGAAATCGAGGAGGGCCTTCATTATCCCAGGATTTAGTTAATTCATTCCATCCATAAATATCAGCTATTTGTACTCCATCAACATCAGTAGAACTTTCAGGACGTGGTATTGGGGGATCCCACAGGCAAGTAGTTTCATTTAATATCCAAGAAGGATGTGGTTTCGGAAGAAGGAATGCGTCCCTTTCTTCATCATAAGTATATCCTATTCCTGCATAATTTTTTCTTTGACTTCTATCTTTAAAAGTCCTTATCCACATAGGACCGGGCCATCCATGAAGTTTTTCTAAAAATTCTTGTCCAATTTTTTCGTCTACTACTCCGTCCTGTGTTTTACAATCTTCCAAAGAAACAGTATGGACAGAAATAACTTTTCCATTAACTCCTAGTTTTGCAAAATGTGTATTCATGATTATTGAAATTGATATGTGATGATCATAACACCATTACCACCATCGACACCAGATCCACTTCCACTAGAAATCGTTGTTAAACCTCCACCGCCTCCACCTAGACCGTCTGTACCAACTGTTCCTTGATTAGTTCCTGGATGAGAGCCACCAGCGCCACCTCCACCTGCTCCACCTGCGCCTCCATCTGCGTTGTGGCCTCCGCCACCTCCGCCACCTCCATAATGTGATGCAGATCCTGGTATTGAACTTGGTATTCCAGCACCACCATCTCCACCAACATAGGAAGGAGTAGCATTTCCACCTACGGCTCCTGCACCGCCGCCTCCTCCACCACCATGTCCTGAAGGAACAGCGCCTCCAGCATGTCCTTGAACTGGAGAACCTGGAGAAGATCGAGGAGGGGTATTTCCAGATCCTCCTGTACCACCACCATTTAGACCTCCAGCTCCACCTCCACAGCCACCAGGGCCGCCATTTGATCCTCTAGTTGCACCATAACCGCCGCCATCAACTGTTAAAGATAAACCTGTACTATCTGCTCCTTGAGTTCCATTTCCAGGATTACCAGCACCACCAGCTCCAATAACAATTGGATAAGTAGTTGCTGAAACTGAAGTTCCTCCTGTTCCAGGTTGTGGATAATTGGTAAGCGCTCCACCGCCACCGCCACCGCCAGAACCTACTCCAGCAGACATCCCACCAGAACCTCCTCCGCCAGCTACAAGTACCCATGCTACTGAGTTAGAACCACTAGCTCCTCCTGCATCTGTTACTTCAAAGGTTCCATCCGAGGTAAAAGTATGAACTTTAAAATTTCCATTTTCTGTAATAGTACCACCTGTCGCAAGCATATAATCGGGGCCTACGGCTGTGGTTTCATCTCCTGTACTAATTGCTTTCCATCCTTCTGTAGCATCTACATAAAGGAAAGTTACAGCTGTACCATTAGTAGACATAATGGCATTAGAAGTAGCTCCATAGATAGGTTGGCTATTTCTTCCTATTGTAATATTATTGGTTGCAGCAGTATTGGTATAATCCACTACTGCCATTTTATCTCCTGCACTAGGAGAAGCTGGAAGAGTTGCAGTTACAGCTCCACTTGAAGTGTCTACAAAATATCCTTTTCCACCTTCACCTGTAAAATCTCCTGTTTTAGGTGTTGTAATCCAATCAATTCCGCTTACAGCAGCCGAAACAACTCCCGAAGCTCTATAGATGTTATCGCTTATGGGTCCACTCATAAATATTCCTACAATGTTTGATCTAAATAACTAATAACAACATCCACATTTCCAGCACTCGCTAATTTAGCTGAAAGCACGTCGGTTGCTTCAAGCACAATCCTAGTAGTGTGTTCAAAAGTGGCATTCGCAGCTAAAGCTTGATCAGAATAAATTTCATAATCATTAGCACCAGCGTCATCTCGAATATAAAGATCGAAAGTTTCAGCCGCTCCAGCAGTTTCACAAATAGAAAGATTCAATACAGTATAAGTGTGTCCACTTGCTACCGTAAGTATATCATTTTCAGAATTTGTTACTCCAGCTACCAACTTTACTTTCATTAGTTCACTTGCCATGTTTTTCTCCTATTAAAATCCCATTATAAATGCTTTGCCAGTCGTTGATAGACTTGGATTCCATGCTGTGGCTACCTGTACGTTGCCATCAGCATCTATTACAATCATCTGTTCTTCTGCTACTTCAATGTCTAATTGATTACGAGTAGCTGTGCTGATTATATCTGTTTTTAATTCTGTTGCCATGTTTTTCTCTTAAATATCATATTTAAAACCCCATTACAAAGGCTTTTCCTGTTGTTGTTAATTCACCACCATTAGCTGATACGGTTCCAGAACTATCTCCTGTTATCCAAAGAACTGATCCATCTACATTATCACTAATTGAAAGTTGATCATCACCTGTTGCACTTGCAACATCAGCATTTCCAATAACTACGTTTCCAGAACCTGATGTAATATTATTTCCAGCTTGATAACCTATGCCTATGTTATTATCACCAGAAGAAACAGCAACTAAAGAATCTTGACCTATAGCGATACAGTCATCATGATTTTGACCAGAGGCACCAAAGAGAGCTTGATTTCCAATTGCTACATTACTGTCACTATCTGTACCAAAATAAAAAGAACTAATACCTATTGATGTGTTGTTCTGACCTCCTTCATTAACAAGACCACTGTTACGACCGATATGCACATTACCATTCCCATCATCTATGGATGTACCAGCGTTCCAACCAACGGCAACATTATTATCGCCAGCAGTAAGTGCATCTAAAGCTGTAAGACCAACCCCAACATTTTTTGTAGCCGCATTTAAAGTTCCTGTTGTGTTATGACCTACTAATATACTATCTGTAAAATCTGTTCCTCCAACTTTTCCAGTAACAACATCTCCAGCTGTTGCTACAAGTTTTCCAGCACTATCTCCTTCTAGCCAAGTAACTGTTGATGAACCATTATTACCGCCAATTTTAAATTGATGATCTGCTGTTGCAGATGATGGATCAACATAATGTCCAATAATTACATTTCCAGAGCCTGTAGTAATATTATCTCCTGCATTATTTCCAAGACCTAGATTATAATCAGCCTCTACTGAATTTAATGCACCTCTACCTATACCTACGTTGTAATTTTGAGTTGTTACTGTTGATACTGCACCTTGACCAATAGCAGTATTATATCCGCCAGTTGTTATGTTTCCCAGAGCAGCCTGACCTACTGAAGTATTCTGATCGCCTTGAGAAATATCTTCTCCAGCGTCAATTCCAACAAAGGTATTAGCTGTAGCGGCAGTTAAACTTCCTGTAGTTGAATGACCAACTATTAAACTGTCTGAAAAGTTTGTTCCTTCTTGTTTACCAAAAACAGCTTTACTTGCGGGGAGGGTACAGAATACATCTTTCGTACCCGCTGCAAAATCTACAGCGGAACCTGAATTCGAACTTGAGATAACGGTAGTTCTTGCAAGAGTATCAGTAGCTGCATCTGTTACTGTTCCAAGACCAACTTCCCATTCAGTTGTTCCTTGATTAAATATTGCATAGTAAGTTGTATTAGTATCACCAACCCCTGCAACAAAAGTTTGAAACCCTGTTGCGGCACCTGCTAAATCAAAAGTACCTGTTCCAGTTGTTGTACTAGTTTCTTTTACTCTGTCATTTACTACTAAAGCCATTTTTTAACTTATCTCCTTAAGCCATGCTTATAATTGCATCCGCGGGTGTTGATACTGATGGGAATGTAATTTTAAATGTACCATTCGTAGCAGTTTTACTTCCGTCAAAATCTAACACCACACATAATTTATCGCCTTGATCGTCATTATAAATTGCTCCAAAAGCTGCTGTAAGAGTAGCTGATGTCCATTCAGTATCTGCAAAATCACAAGATGCAACGGCTGTTGAATAAGCCACTGCATTACCAGTTAAAGTATTTCCAGTTGTGGTATAACCCGTTCCAGAAGAACTTACTTCATTGGTTGCGTTATAAACAGTACTTGATGTGTTGTAAGGATTAGAAGTGTATAAAGCTAATTTAAAACTATCTCCTCCAGAAGCAAAATTATGTGTCCCGGTTAATAATTCTCCCCGAAATGCATAAGGTATTACGTTTGCCATATTTTTTTATCTCCTTAAAAAGTTGATGGTGATTCAGATTTAATAGGAAGACGAATAACTCCATCTTGATATTCGTTTCTGCGTCTACGACCCATTTGTTCAGTCGCGTACGTTTCTAGGGCTTCTTTATAAAGCTTGTCATAGTGTTGTAACATATCCATTGGTCCTTTCAAGTATCCATATGCATTTACCAGACACGCGTATAAAAGTAAATCTTGATATTTATTAGATATATAAGTTCCAGTCGTACTAACAGAGGAATCGGTTAAACTTACTGGTTCTTTGTTATAGGCTAAAGTAATTGCATAAGCGGTATCTGGCGTAGGAGATACAACCCAATAACTTTCATCCCAATTTGCATAATATTTAGGGATACTGGTTGAAGATGAACTTGGGGTCGAATAATATTCTGCCATAAAACTAGGGTCTCTTTGTTCTAAATAAACTTGATCGCCATCATCATTGGTTAATTGAATATATCTAATAACTCTTAAATCAGCGGGAATCGTTACATATCTATTTCCAATCACACATGTAGACGTAGCGTAGAATCTTTCTAAATCAGCATCAAAAGAACGGTAAATTCTATTTTCAGAATTTATAATAAATTTACTTAAAACCGCGTCACTAAAAACCGTACTTCCTACTTCGGTATAGTTTCTGATATCAGTTTGTAAATTTGCTAAAGTGTATGTTAATCCTGCTGGCATATTATTGTGGTCCTATTGTTTTTAATGTTACTGGTCCTGAAGATGTATTATAGCCGCCTCCACTGATTTGTCCAGTAGTTGCTGTTCCCCCACTATTAAAATAATAATAATTATCTGGGGTTACAAGATTTCGTACAGCTACTAAAATTAAATGAGTAGCAGCCGTTGAACCATTTGCTCCTCGAGTAACTCCTGTTAAAACATTTGAACTAATTCCAGTATAACTAATAATCTCAGTTCCAACTAAAATAGCATTAGTTGGAGTTCCAACAGGATTATTAATAGTAGGAACAAAAGGTCCACTTGTTTTAAAATCCGTTGAACTTGTTAAAGTAATTCCACTGGTTGTAGTTGTATCCGTAATGGCTGCAGCTAATGTCGTAGTCACACTTGTATATTTTCCTGGAACAATTGAAAATCCTGAAGCTCCACAAATAGTGCTTCCAGCTATTCCATCTATGTTTGCAATATTCGCGAATCCAGGAACAGGACTGCCTGCAACTGGACCATCATCTCCTACCGTATCAGCCGTCCCTGTTCCAGGAGAAGTCGTAGGAGGTCCTCTAAATCTTACAGTAGCTCCATAGGTTCTTTGATGGTCTACTGAATATACATTTATAAGTCCCGATGCCGCAGCATAAGTTGTTAAAGCATTATAATCTAAAAATCTTAAAACATCAGGTGGAGGTTGTTGGGGTCTTGATTTTGTTAAAGCTGTAGGATCTGCAGCGCTTGGTTTTGGATCTAATTGAGGTTGCTTAGATTCAAATTCAGAATAATGTACAAACAATCCATTCCATTGTGTAACCATTTCATTCCATGGAAAAGATTGTCCACTAATATCTGAAACTGCTAATGCAAATTTTCCTTGGGCAAATCGTGCCATTATTTAGCTTTTCCTCCTGCTCCTAGAGGTTTGCCTACTTGACCACCTTTAGATTTCATAGCTGCTATAATTTTTTCAATTTCTGACGCTAATTCAGGATGCAGCGCACTCAATTCTTCAAGTCTACTTTTGGATAGACCCGCGTGTTTTAATTCTCCTTTTTTATAACCACTATATGTTTCAGTCATAATTATGCGCTGGATGGATAATATGTTTTCGGAGTAATATAAGTGCTATTGTCCGAACCATCTGCTGCCTCCGCTCTTAATATTTCATCTTCGTATAATAATTTTAAATTTTGTGTTCTGTCTGGTGCATATTTCATACTAATATAATAAGCTAAACCTGCACACATACATGGAATATAATAATAAGGAACATCAGCTGCATTGGTATAAGCACCTGCATCTTCGATTCTGCTCATGTAATAAAATTGAATTCTATCTCCAGCCTGACTTGAACTTGGAGTTGTGTATAACGTAACGGTAACTTTATCTATAAATCTTTGAACCCAATATTGTGAAGGTTGTCCTAAAGCTAATTTATTTGATAAAGCAGAATAAGTTGATCTTGAAATTTTTGTTAAAGGACTATCCGATTGACTTGTTGTACCTGCACTGCTTCTATAAGAAGCTTCAAAAATATCATCGGTACCATATAAAGCGGCACCTGCACTATTTAATAAAGTTGAAGTTCCATCTGCACTTGAACGGTAACCAATATATTCATTGGTAGAAGCGACCAGCGTTAAGTAACCATCTCCAATTTCCCAGAGATGAATACCTCTGTTCGCCCACTCTTGAAACATGATATTCAAAGAGCGTCTGGCAGTTTTTAACTGGTAACCAGCGACTCCTCTAATACCACATCTCTCAAAGGCTTCTTCAAT